AGAACCGTGAACGTACTGAAGCCGAAACAGCCGAATATGTTCGCCTAACCCGTGAAAACGGTATCCTCCAAATGCGCATGCAAGCTGCCGTGGCTGCAGCTGCAAAAGGCTCCACACCTGTTGTCGATACCGATAGCATCCTCCGCGAGAGCCTTCTTGAAAACAATCAAAAGGTAACCATCTCATGCATGCGTGAGGTAACGCCACAAACAACCGCAGCTCTTGATGGCACCGGTATCATACCGATTGCTCAACAAGAGATCTTAGGCCCGATCCGCAAAGGCCTTATCTATGACAAAGTAGGTCTAACTCTTCGTAGCGGCCTTGTTGGTACACTTCGCTGGCCGAAGCACAACAAAGCAGTCGCTCAATGGGCAGGCGAAGCTGAACGCCTGGTAGACGCTAAAATCGATTTCGATAAGCTCACAATGACCGGCACACGCTTGGGTATCGCCATCCCTGTCACCCGCGAGGAACTCGAGGACTCTGAAGGCATCGTTGAAAATGTAGTTGTTGCTGAAGCTCCCGCTGCATGCATCGACCAAATCAACGCCGCTTTATTCTCAGTTACAGGTAAGTACACTGACAAAGACGGCAAAGAACAAATTCGCAAGGTTGTCGGCCCCTTCGTCAAGGCCGCAGAAAATGCAATTCAATTTGCCGGCGAAGTGCCTACTCGTAAAGAACTTCTTAAAATGGCCGCCTCTGTACTTTCTAAAGTCGATGGTATCTCACCCTGCTGGGTATTGACCGAAAATATGAAGGCCGAATTGCAAGACGTTAAAGTTGATGCCGGCTCTGGCCGCTTCCTTTGTGAGAATGACAAAATTCTCGGCTGGCCCGTATTCACAACTTCGGACATCGAAGAAGGCTATGTCGGCTTTGGCGATTGGTCTTACCAAGCTGCCGGTTTCTTTGGCGATGTAAACTTTGTTGCAGACCCATACACTCTTGCCCGCGAAAACTCTGTAGACTTCGTGCTTAACATGCGCTTTGGCACTGCAACACTTCGCGAAGACGCCTTTGCCGTTGGTAAAGTAAAAGCTAACGCTTAAACGCCTGAATCATGGCCGAGATACCATTAGCACTGCTTAAAAAGCACGTACGAGCCGATGACTTCAACGAGGATGATGAGTATTTGCAGCATCTCCTTGACACTGCAGAAGAATGGGTCGTTAATGCTACCAATCGTAGCCGCGAAGAGTTATCGGATATGTATAACGGAATGCAATTACCACGCGCGATAGTACAGGCAGCATTGATGCTTGCCGCACATTGGTATAACCAGCGCGAAAGCGTTAGCGGAGTACAGATGCACGCAGTGCCTGATTCTATCGATGCCCTGATTAAACAATACCGAAAATTAGCTTGATTATGATAGCTGGAACTTTGAAATATTTGCTTGAGCTTCTTAAACCGAATACCCAGCGGAATGATTTTGGTGAAAAGTTCGTAACCTATGAGCCAACTGTGACAGTGCACGCTGAGCGGGTAAAGCTTAGCGGCACTCGCAGTTTGGTAGTAAGTGAGACTTTCGCTAATTATGATGCTGTTTACAACATTCGAAACGTTCACAAAGTAGCTGAAGGAGGGCGAATACAAGAAAAAGGCGGCAATCTCGATAATGTGGCTAATATAATCCCTAACCCGGAACGCGGCATGAAGACTTTGCTGTGCTCGAGGGTAAATGAATGATATGAAAGCATCGGTAACTTACACGGATAGACAGCTGCGTCAGTTATTTGACGAGCTAGAGCCTAAACGCAGACTACAAACATTGAAAAGCGCTTTTCGAAGAGAGGCAAATTCAGTGAGACGTACAGCAATACAAAATCTGCGCGCAAGCACTAATTTACACGGATCTCAATTGCATGTGACGCGTGATATGGAACAGAGCATAAGAGCTGTTGTATTCAAAAAAATCGCAGGCTTTCGAGTAACAATAGGAACCAAACGCGCTAATAAATACGGCAAGGGCGAATTAGGCATGCATATAAATCGTCGAGGACTGAAAAAGCCTATAAATATATGGGCGGAAATCGGCACTAACGAGCGTTATACACGCTCTCGGAGTAAAGTTTATGTGCGTAGTCGAGCAAGTCACCCAACCGGAAGAATGAAGCGATATGGCTACTTAAGAAAGACTCGAGATCAGGTAAGTGATACCGTTACCGATAATCTTCGAAGTGAGTTAGTAAATTCAACAATTAAAGCATCAAAAAAATATGGTTGCAGATAAAACATCACTAAGTGCCGGCATTGTCTTACGCAAAATGTTAGCCGAATCTGAACCGGTGAAGAACCTGGTGGGAGAGAATATATTTCCAGTGATATCACCTGAAGAAGAGCAGCTGCCATACATAGCGTATATGCGCACTTCATTCGAGCAAGCCAATATAAAGGCAAGTACGGGTGCCGATACTGTCGGTGTAGAGGTGAATTGTTTTGCATCCACATACGAAGCTAGCATTGAATTGGCGGAGGCAGTGCGCACTGCACTAGACCACAAGAAAGGATGGCTTGAGGGTCTTATAGTGCGCTCTTGCTCTCTCGCTGATGCTAGTGAAGGCTTCCAAGACGGTGCTTTTGTACAAAATTTAGTATTTGCAATAAAAATTTAGAATATGGATTCCGAATATTACAATGGCAGTGATCTGTTAATCAGTATCGGCGGCAAGGCCGTCGGCCACTGCACAACCCATACAACCACTATGACATCGGAGACCAAGGAGCGCGCCGTGAAGCCTGAAGCTTCAAAGAGCAAAAGCGCCGGCAAGTGGAAGGAAAAAGGTGTCACTGGATTGTCTATCGCGATTTCATTTGAGGGCCTTCGCGCTTATGATGAAAGTGAGAATGGCTATACTGAAGTTGCTGCATTTTGGGGCAAGGGCGAAAAAGTAGAGGTGATTGCTTACGAACGAGGCAATACCGAAACTCCTTACCTTAAGGGCAACTTTATCATCGATCAAATCGAAGAAAGCTCCAGCGCTCAAGATGACGTCACCTACTCTGGTCAATTGTCTAACTCTGGTGAACCTGATGTTTACCCCGGTAAAGCTACAGCCTAATGTCTGAGACGATCATAGTTATTAATGGAGAATCATACCCCTGCTATACAACGGCAGGGGCTATGCTCCGCTTCAAGAAATTGACGGGCCGTGAAGTTGTCGATATGCATGAAGATTTCGAAGATAATCTGACTTATCTGTATTGCTGCGTAGCTTCAGCTTCCAAGCGCGAAGGAAGGCCTTTTACTTATACTCTTGATGATTTCGCTGACAATATAGATGTATCCGACTTTACCGCCTGGGCAAAGAGCTTAGCCGAAAACGCGGCGCCGGCATCGGACATTGACGGCGAAAAAAAAAGCCAATAACGATACACGAACTGCTAGGTATATCGATGGGCTGCATACATCTAAGTTTTGATGATTTTTGCAACTGCACCATCGACGAACTAGATGCTATAATTAAGGCTTGGCAAGAGCAACGCCAAGAAGAACTTCAGGGAGCATGGGAGCGCATGCGCATGGAGGCTTTTTTAATTGTAAGCCCTAAACTTAAAAAACGCTTGACTCCTAAGCAATTCCTTTCTCTACCGTGGGAAACCAAGAAAAAATCTTACAAGACTAAACCCGATGACGCGCCTGTGCTCACAAAAGAGGAGAGCCGGGCGCGATTCGAAAAATTAATAAAAAAGCACAGACACGATGGCAGGTAACAATACGATATCTATAACTTTTAAATTGGATGGCGATAGCAAAGGCTTTAAGCAGCTAGCTAATGACGCGGATGGCTTCAAGAAAGCAATGACCGGCGTTATTAACGAAGGTCAAAAACTTAATGCCAAAGCTATAAATTTTGCTGCCATTGCTACAGGTCTCGATCAGGCTCAGCAAAGCATAACGCAATTGCAAGGCGTAATTAAAGACCTCACATCGGCTTACGCTGATCAGCGCGAAGCTGAGACTAAATTAGAAAATGCCATGCGCTCTAACATGAGTGCACGTGAAGAAGATATATCGGCGATTAAAAGATTGTGCTCAGCTCAGCAGGAGCTAGGTGTGATTGGTGATGAAGTGCAATTAGCCGGCGCGCAACAACTCGCTGTATTTGTTAAGCAGAG